ACCTGAGTGGATCGCGGAGAACCGCTGCCCACCGCTGGGCGGGATCGATTACTGCCATCGACGATCGAGAGGGCGGAATTTCAACCATGAGTGCCACGCCGCCCTCGCACCTTCGCATATGTGGACCAAGCACCGAGTCCTACCGCAATGACATCGTGAATCCAAAGGTAGCAGCGGCTGAGTTTTGTTACCTGAAGCGTTATCTGGAAGCGATCTCGAGTGGCAATCGCTCCCGTCAGTTATTCGATGTAACTGATTTATTGAGGAAAAATGGCGATCCCGACAGGATTGAAACATGCAAGCATTATCAATGGCTTGGCGTGTCAAACGTGCCACGGGTCTCCCACTGCTTTCCTTAGGGTTTTGGCCGCGTTGTCAACCTGAGCGGCAGTCGCCTAACCCCATCAAACATCTGAAACGCGAAACCCGCCACGGGAACGAACCGGGCGGGCTTCTGATATCCAAGAAAGGATTTGTGTTGACACCTCCAGATATCAATTCTGCGCCAAAAGCGCAACACTATTTCGAGCTTCTGGACCCGCCAGACTTTGCCACCCTACCCCATCCCGGCAATCTCGCAGTCGCGCTCGACCTTGTCCGCAATGGCTTCGCGGTGTTTCCGTGCAAGCCCGACAAGACGCCTCTCACCGCCCGCGGCTTCAAAGACGCGACCAACAATCCGGCCGCAGTACTGTCTTGGTGGACAGCCCATCCGGACGCGCTGCCTGCCCTCCCGACCGGCGCGCGGAACGGAATCGCCGTGCTCGACCTCGACCGGCACCACGCGGGACAGGACGGCTTTGCCGCACTCCGCGACCTCGGACTTGATCCCGCGACCCTCAGTCCGGCTACAGTCGACACGCCGAACGCCGGGCATCACTTATATTTCGGACATGCCGAAGGCGTCACTACCAGTGGAAGGCATCTGCCGAAGGGCGTCGATGTCCGCGGCGAAGGCGGATACGTCATCGCGCCTGGCGCGGTGTTGCCCGACGGGCGCGTCTATCGCCCGACGCGTCCGTTAGACCGCAACGCCCTCCCGGCGTGGCCTGCAGCCTTGTTGCCGCCGGCGCGAGACGACGAAAACCTGACTGCGCAATGTGGAGATGCGCCGCCGGTTGACTGGCCAGAGGTTCGCCGCGCCCTGCCCTTCATTGACCCCGATTGCGACCGCGACACCTGGATTCGCGTCGGCATGGCCTTGCACGCGGCCAGTGAGGGCAGTGCGAAAGCCTTCGAACTTTGGGACACATGGTCGGCCGACGCGGTCGAACCGGGCAAATACGTCGCCCGATCGATGGCTGGCCAATGGCGAAGTTTCGCGCGACGCGTTGGCGTCGACATCGGCACGCTGTTTCACATCGCTGCCGAATTCGGCTGGACGCGTGGCCCTCAGATCGACGCCGACGACTTCGACGATCTGCCTTCCCCTCCCACGCCAACGCCGTCCGCCCTCACCTTCCTGTCACCTGCCGACTGCGAAGCATCCCCAGCGCGCGGCTACACCATCAAGGGCTTCATCGCGCCGGGAGACGTCGCCTGCATCTTCGGCGCGCCTGGCGCCGGCAAGTCACTGATCGCGCCCCACCTCGGCTATGCCGTTGCGCAAGGTCGCGCAACGTTCGGCATGCGGGCGAAGGCCGGCGGCGTGTTCTATGTCGCGGCCGAAGATCCGCACGGCATGCGGGGACGCATTCGAGCCCTGAAAGACGAGTATGGTGACGCCGATCGCTTTCACCTGGTCGAAGGCGTGTCCAACCTCTTGGCCGAAAAGTCGCCCGACCTTCTGGCGCTTGTTGACGCGGTGAAGGAGCGGCGCCCGGCGCTGATCGTCGTTGATACGCTGGCGATGGCTTTTCCCGGTCTCGAGGAAAACGACGCCAAGAGTATGGGGCGCATCGTCGCCGTCGCTCGAACGCTGGCACGCTGGGGCGCGGCTGTCGTCTTGATTCACCACGATACGAAGGCCGAAGGCGCTACGCCGCGCGGGCATAGCATCCTCAACGGCGCCCTGGACGTCGCCTTGCACGTGAAGCGTGACGAGAATGGCGTCATCCGCGGCCGGTTGACCAAGAACCGCAACGGCACCTGCGAAAGGGACATCGCGTTCAAGATCGAAGTGGAGGAATGCGGCTTCGACGAAGACGGCGACGCGGTCACCCTCCCGCGCTGCTTCGAACTGCTGGGCTCCCCCCTGCGGGACACCTTAGCAAAACTCTCCCGGCCGGAGCGGGTCTCCCTATCCACACTCGGCGAACTTGGCACGGCTACCCGCAAGCGATGGCGAGAGGCGACCGTCACCAATGATGCTCTCACGAGTGGTGAGGCGCCAGAGGCACGGACAAAGGCCTTCAATCGCGCTGTCGCTTCGCTAACCGAAAAGCGGCTGATACGTGTCACGGACGGCGTCTACAGCCAAGACGATGGCTTTGATCCGATCGATCCTGTCGCGTCATCGACTGAGGATGACGGGACATGAGGCCGGACATTTGTCCTAAGCTGTCTCGTCCCTTGTCCCAAACCGGCAAGATGGGGCGGCGAAACCGGGACAGACAGGACACACCCCTTAAGGGGTGTCCGTTGTCCCGTCCGCCTCATGCCCGGACATTGGCTGCAGCGCTCGATCCTATTCGATTATGCCGATTTCAATCGGGTCCTTCCCCGGGGGGTGCCCGCTGCGGGGGCGCAGACTCCCGACTCTTTGCTCTTTCCAGAAATTTTGACGAATGAGATGCCGCGATGGATCACGATCTAACTGACCTACTGGGCGACGATCCGCCTCCCGTCACCTTCCCGCAAGTCGTGCATGAACGCGACCTGGCGGCGCTGCTGGGTATCTCGCGACAGTCGATCGTCGACCACGTCCGCCGCGGCATCCTAAAGCGGGCCGGTCGAGCGCAATTCGAACTTCTGCCGTCCGTCGCTGCCTACTGCCATCACCTTCGCCACCATGCCGGCCGCGCTGGCCGCCCGTCTGAAGGCGGCGATGCTTTGAAGGCCGAACGGCTCCGCCTCACGAGGGCGCAGGCAGAGGCGCAGGAAGGGAAGAACCGCCTGGCAGCTGGCGAACTCGTGGAGGCCGCTGCCGTCGGGCGTGAGTGGCAATCGGTGCTGCGCGACGTCCGGGCCGCCGTCATGGCCGTGTCGAGCCGCTATGGCGCCGCGATGCCGCACCTATCGTCGACGGACATTGCCGCGCTCGACCGTGAGATCCGGGCGGCGTTGGAAGGGCTTGCCGATGGAACCGCTTGAACGAATCCGCCGCGGCGCGCTGCAGGCCCTCCGGCCGCCTGTCGCGCTCCCGCTGGCGCAGTGGATCGAGTCCAACCTGTTTCTGCCGTCGACCGCGTCCGCGACGCCCGGCCGGATGCACCTCTACGCCTATCAGCGCGGCATATGCGACGCCCTGGACGATCCGAACACGTCGGAAATCGTGATCCAGAAGTCTGCCCGCGTCGGCTTCACCGCGCTGCTGGCCGGGTTCATCGGTCATACAGTGGCGACCGCGCCGGCGCCGATCCTAGCCACCCAGCCGACCGCGGACGACTCACGTGCGTTCTCAGTCGATATTGAGTCCCTGTTCGAGGCGTCGCCTGCAATCCGCGGCCTCATTTCCGACGGCGCAGACGAGTCCGGCCGATCGACCATGATGCGGCGGCTCTATCCCGGTGGAAGCCTCGAATTCCTGTCGGCCTCCAGCCCGCGCGCCTTCCGGCGAAAGCTGGGAAAAATCATCATCGCCGACGAGATCGACGCCTATGCCGTGACCGATGAAGGTTCGGTACTCGACCTGCTTCGGATGCGGAGTCAGACGTATCGCGATCGAAAGATCGTTTTCGGCGGAACGCCGATCTTCGATCATGGGCCGGTGACGCGGCTTTACGATGCGAGCGACAAGCGCATATTTGAAATCTGCTGTCCATCGTGCCGCGACCATTTTGAACTCCGCTGGGAAAACGTCCGCTGGGAAGAGGGACGCCCGGAAACGGCGCACGTGATCTGCTCATGCAACGGATGCGTGCTCGATGAACGCGACAAGGTGGCTGCCGTCGAATCCGGTCGCTGGCGCGCCACCGCGCCGGAAGTGGTCGGCCGCGCCGGCTTTCGCATCAACTCGCTCGTGTCTCCGCACTTCAATGCGCGGTGGTCGGCATTGGCTGCCGAATTCCTGCAGGCGAAGCGAAGCCCGGAAACCCTGCAGACCTTTACCAATTTGGTGCTTGGCGAGCCATGGCGGACCGAAGGCGACGATCTGGACGAGCACGAGCTTTATGGACGGCGCGAACCGTTTGCCCTCGAAACGCTACCTGCTGATGTCCTATGGCTGACAGCGGGCGTCGACTGCCAAGATGATCGACTCGAGGTAGTCGTGTGCGGCCATGGCGAGACCGACATGCTTGTCGTCGATCACCGCATTTTTTGGGGCCCGATTGACGGTGAGGCCGTGTGGGAGGAACTCGACTCGCTCTTGCGCGACACCTGGAAACACCCGCTTGGGGGTATTATCGGCATAGGGGCGGCATGCATCGACTCCGGCGACGGCGGCCACACTGAGACGGTGACGGCGTTCGCTCGACCGCGCTTCGCCCGGCGCATCGTGCCGATCAAAGGCGTTCCCGGATTCAGCCGGCCGGTGCTGCAAAAGTCAGGCAGTCAGCACCTTTGGCTTGTCGGATCCGATGCCGTGAAATCGCACCTGTTCGCGCGCATCTCGCGCGCCAGCGGAATTCGGTTCGGCACCGACCTC